GGAAATACAGGAAATTATGATATTTCATAAAATCATAAAACTTGATTTGTGCATTGATCCATACAAATTTCCACGTGAGTTGTTGGACATAGGCAAAGCATAAAAATACAAGGCAATAAATTGCCGGCATTAACAAAAAAACAAACCGATGAAAACTACAAAAGACAAAATTAGACTATTGACATTTTTTGCATTGTGCCAAAATATGTTGGATTTCATTGATGGATCGTGGCACGGTCATCCGGCAAACAAACAGGCCGTTAAGATGGTAACAAAGCAAATGATCAGGGAGTTGGAAAAAACAATGTCCATATTATTCCCGGCAAACAGAAACGATGATCCAGAATTGCCCGATGCGTTGGATACATTTCAAAATGCGTGTACAGCAATGGAGGCATTTTTTATGTTAGGGATGGAAATGGATCAGATGGATGAAACAAAGAAAGATTCATTAAATACACAGATTAATATTTTGCTGAAATCTTATGGGATTGATTGTTGGGAAAAGCCAATGTCAAACCTATGGAAAAATTAAATAAATTTGTGGAGCAGTTGGGTGATGAATAACTGCCGGAAACAAAAGCACATATTTACCTAATCAATACAAAATGACAAATGACAGCCGTGAAATGGTGGATCATCCGCAACATTATCAATCTAATGGAGGCATTGAGGCAATTGATGTAATCGAAGGGTTCAGCCTAAATTTTAATTTGGGGAACGCAATCAAATATATTTTGAGGGCCGACAAAAAAGGCAACAAGAAACAGGATTTGGAAAAATCCCTGTGGTATATCAATAGGGAATTAGACAAATTTCAGGGATGATTGAAGAAATAAACATCAAATTGGTAATTCCACATCCAAACAATCCGAGATTGATTAAGGATGACAAATTCAAAAAATTGGTGAAGTCCATAAAGGAGTTCCCAGAGATGCTACAATTGCGCCCAATAATCGTGGATGATAATTGTGTGGTGTTGGGTGGAAATATGCGATTGCGTGCCTGTATTGAAGCCGGATTGAAGCGTGTGCCAATTATTAAGGCATCGGCATTGACAGCCGAACAACAGAAACGGTTTATTATTACCGACAATGTGGGATATGGTGAATGGGATTGGGATTTGTTGGCTAATGATTGGGAAATGGCTGATTTAGAAGATTGGGGATTGGATTTGCCGATTTATAAGGAATTAGGGGAGGATTTGCCGGTGGATAATGAGAATGAGCCAAAGGATAAATTTGTCATTGAGGTGTCGTTTGAATCTGAGGAACAAAGGCAAATGGCATACAAACATTTCATTGAAAATGGACTAAATTGCTTTTGCAAAAAATAAATTATGGCAGTACCTAAAAGTGTAACGAAACTAAATAAAAAACGGATGTTGGAGGCCCTTGAAAAGTCATTGGGCATTGTCACATCCGCTGCAAAGATTGCAGGGATACACAGGGCGCAGCATTACGAATGGATTAATATTGATCCAGAATACAAAAAGGCAGTTGATGATTTGGCTGATATGACATTGGATTTTGCTGAATCGCAGTTGCATAAGCAAATCAAAGATGGCAACACAACAGCCACCATTTTTTATTTAAAGACCAAAGGCAAAAAGCGTGGATACATTGAACGCACGGAGGTTGTACACGAAACCGGCATAGAATCTGCCATAATAGAATGGACACCGGCACAAATCGAAAACGAATAGCGCAGAAATGCAACATTCAGTTTTATCAGACATTAAACAGCACCAAAAGAATCAAAGTTCATCAGGGCGGTACACGTTCGGGAAAAACTTATGCCCTGTGCCAATATCTGATCTATAAATTGACATCATCCAAAAAACCATTGGTGATTTCAATTGTGCGTAAAACATTGCCGGCATTAAAAGGATCGGTGATGCGTGATTTTCTTGAAATATTGGACATATTGGGAATCCTTTATGTTGGCCAACACAACAAATCCGAAAACACATACACGTTTGGCAATCACGTTGTGGAATTTCTTTCAGTTGATGAACCACAAAAAATCAGGGGTAGAAAACGAAATATTTGCTATTGCAATGAGGTCAATGAATTAGATCACGAAGATTTCCGGCAGTTATTAATGCGTACAACGGATGAAATGATTTGCGATTTTAATCCATCTGATCCGGTGCATTGGATTTATGATGAAGTGATTACACGTGATGATTGTGATACGTGGATCACAACGTATTTAGATAATAAGTTTTTGCCGGCTGAATTAGTAAAAGAAATCGAAAGATTAAAAGCAAAAGATCCGGATTATTGGAGGGTGTACGGTGAGGGAAAACGTGCGGTGTTTAGTGATCGCCAGATATTTCCAAATTGGCAATTTATTCCAAAGGTTGATTTTCCTGAATTTGATGATGTGTTCTATGGCCTTGATTTTGGATTCAGTCACGATCCAACGGCCATTGTACAATTGGCAAAGGTTGGTGATAAATTGTACATTCACGAAATTATGTACAAAAAGGGAATGACAAACAGGGATATTGCCGATTTCCTAAAAGAAAAAAAACTAAATGAACACATAATTTATTGCGAATCAGCCGAACCGAAATCAATTGAGGAATTAAGGCAGATGGATATTTTGGCAGTTCCTGCAATAAAAGGTGAGGGATCAATAAAGGCCGGAATTAGTTTATTAAAGGAACACGAGGTGATTTGTTCATCTGAATCACAGAATTTGCACAATGAATTTCAGTTTTATTTTTGGGAGCAATTGAAAGATGGAACGATTATAAATAAGCCAATAGACAAACACAATCACCTAATGGATGCAATCCGGTATGGGGTTTATACCAAATACAAAAATCGTTCTGATTTTTTTGTGGTTTAATTATGTATTTTTGAGAAAAAAAAGCAATACAAATGGCATCAATCATTGATACATTCAAACAATCCATTGCCAAAGCATTATCGAGCGGCACAAACGAGGCATATAATAAACTGATATACACGTGGCTAGGCACGAATATCATAATGAATGAGGATAACGATTCCACATACATCCGTGATGGTTATCAACGCAATGCCACCATTTATTCAATCATTAACCTGATTGTTAAGGCAGCAACCACAATCCCTGTTTCTGTTTATCGTGTAACAAACGAAGGCACAGCAAAGCAATACAAGGCAATGACATCAGGTGTGATGGATGGCCCTGCAATTTACAAGGCCAACATATTACGCAAAAGAGCATTTGAAGAAATAAAAGATTCGGATTTAGAGGCATTATTAATGCGCCCAAACCCGGCACAATCATTTTCAGCGTGGTTAGGTGAAATCGTTGCATTTGGTAAATTAACCGGAAACCGTTACATCTACGGCATCGGGCCGGATTCAGGGCCAAATCAAGGTAAATTCACAGAGTTGTACAATTTACCATCGCAATTGGTTGAAATCGTTTCAAATGGTGTGATGCAACCGGTGGCAGGATACAAAATCCAATATAATTCAATGATTGAGGTTGCGCCAGAATATATTTGCCACATCAAAGATTTTAATCCGGATTACGACAGCAGCGGTTCAAACCTATATGGCCAATCACCTTTGCGTGCCGGCCTGCGTGTTTTATCGGCCAACAATGAAGCCGTGACCACCGGATTAAAATATTTACAGAATCAAACATCACGTGGTATGTTGATTTCAAAGGATGGCAATTTGACTGAGGTGCAGGCGCAAGCATTAAAAGACAAATTCCGTAAAAATTATCAGGGTGCAACAAACGCAGGTGATGTGATTATCACACCAAAGGATTTGAGTTGGGTGAATTTTGGTTTGTCAGCATCTGATTTGTCATTGATTGAGCAATACAATGGAACGGTGAAGGATTTGTGTAATTTATACAACATCCCTGTGCAGTTGCTAAACAACACAGATGCATCCACATATAACAATATGAAGGAGGCTAAAAAGGCATTATACCAAAATGCGGTGATTCCTGAATTAATCAAAATTCGTGATGAATTAAACCGTTGGTTAGCACCTAAATTTGGCAAAGAATATTTCATTGATTTTGATTTCACGGTAATAAGTGAAATGCAAGAGGAAGTGGACAAATTGGTGTCACAATTAGCAGCAGCGTGGTGGGTTACACCAAACGAGAAACGTGATGCAATGAATTACGCAGTTGATTCAGAAAATGCATTTATGGATGACTATTTCATCCCGGCTAATTTAATGCAACAAAATCCAACAATGCCGACATTGGAAAATCCGAAGCCATTAAACGTTTAGTTTATGCCGTTGCCAAATCCACAGGAAGGTGAAAGCCGGAATGATTTTATGGGCCGTTGTGTCATTGATCATAATATTATCAATGATTTTGATACCATTGAACAGCGTGTTGCAGTTTGTAGCACGTTATTTGATCCACAGAAAGAAACAAAGGCGCAGGATGATTGGGAGAATGATTTTGAAAACCAATTGACCAAAGCGGAACGCACATCAGTTCGTGATTTTACTGAATTTTACAAAGCAGAATATAATGATGCCATTGATCTTTATTTAAAGGTTGGGCAGATGACACAAGCCACAGCACAGGGATTTTTTCAGGATGCCAAATACATTGATATGTATGAGGGTATGTATTCCAAAATAGGTTTGCAATTTGCCAATTGGTATTCGAAAAACGTTGAAAAATATATGCCCAAAGCGGATGTTTCCAATATGCAATCCATTTGGCGCAATGCGTTTGCCTTTATGGGGAATCAAGTAGGCACACAAAGTGCAATTATGGTTTCATCAACAGCGCAGGCAACATTGACAAATACAATTCGCCAATTTATGGCCGATCCTGTTTTTCAATCAGCCGGTGAAGTGGTACAATCAAAAATGTTGCGACAAAGATTTGATCATTTAGCAGATTATCAGGCACGCAGAATTGTAAGAACAGAGGCAACAAATGCAGCAAATTATGCAACAGAACAAGCAGCATTAAATTTGTTTCCGGGTGCTGATATGACAAAAACGTGGCGATCGGGATTTGATGCACGTGTTCGTGATGCACACAGGGCTGCAAACGGTCAGACAGTTCCATTTAATAGCAAATTTTCAGTTGGTGGGGAATCTTTACAAAGGCCCGGTGATCCAAGTGCATCAGCAAGCAACAGAATCAATTGCCGTTGTTCAATGATTGTATTGCCAAAAGAAGGCGCACAAACAATTGGGCCACGAATTACCAATATCGGGTTTGGTATGGCACAGGCTGAGGTTGTTGATGCTATTTCATCGGCTATGATTGCGCCGGAAATTGTTGCAACGGTTGCAGCGGAAACGGCAATTGTGGAGGCACAAGCAGAGGCAAAGACAATTAAACAAGGAAAACAAATTGCAATTAGTAATTTGGAAAACAATGGGTTAAAAGTCAAAAAAATAACCGTTGCAAGGTCAATTGATGTGCAAAAAATGAATGAATTGAATGCGCAATTGAATACATTGACAAATCAATTCAAAATTGATTCATTGTACAACACAAAATACCCAATCAATTTATCCTACAAATCAACATCACGTTCATACGGTTTTGTGGAAACATCTGGTGGTAATTTGTTGCAAATTAATTTTGGTGATTTAGTTGCCGGCCTTGAAAACCGGACAAAGGTTATTTCATCAACAGAATTTATTAAAAGGTCAAAAAGCGCAGTTGATGCAATCAATCATAATGTTGCAACATTAACGCACGAATTTGCACACGTGTTGGCAACAAGGCACACATTGGAAAATGTAGCATTAAGGGTATTAACATCAGAATATTATGCAGAATTAGAAATAATTCGCCAAAAATATATTAAAGAAATTGCAGAATATACTACAACAAACAATTTTGTGGCATTTAATACCAATTATTTAGGAACATATGCATCAAAAAATATTGATGAATTTATGGCGGAAGGTTTTACAGAATATAAATTAAGTTCAAACCCATCAAAATTTGCAATAGAAATTGGCAAATTAATTGAAAAATATTTCGGAAAATAATGGAAAACAGGGACAATTTTATTTGTGACAAATGTATTCACGCACGATTAATCAGGGGTGGATGCGATGCATTCCCGGATGGCATACCGGATGAAATATTATTGACTAATGATCACGATTTCCCATTGGGCGATCAGGGCAATGATATTGTATTTGAGGAAGGCGAGCCACAATTTAGTTAAAATTAATTTTTACGTTCGGTTTTCTAATTAGCTATTTGACTAATTTTGGGCAAAAGAAAGGTTATGATTTACAAACAAACATCCATTGGGATTGATGACATTGATGAGGCAAACGGTATCGTGTCTGGTTACGGTTCAATTTTTGGCAATATTGATTCAGACAATGACATCATTTTGCAAGGTGCATACACCAAAACATTATCTGAAAACGGATCACGTGTAAGATATTGCAACCAACACAGAATTGATCAGCCATTAGGTAAATTCACAGAATTACGTGAGGATGGCACAGGATTGTATTTTGTTGCGGAAGTTCCAAAAACAAGAATGGGTGAGGATATTTTGTTGTTGATGAAAAATGGTGTGATTACGGAAAATTCCGTTGGTATTATGCCAATTGTAAAGAATTACAGACAGGATGGTGTGCGTGAATTGAAAGAGGTTAAGTTGTACGAAATTTCGTGCGTTACATTAGCCGCAAACCCAATGGCATTAATTACCGATGCAAAGGGCGAAATTGATCAAAATTTATTGGCAAAACGTTTCGATGTTTTAGCTAAAATGATAAAGAAAGAAAACGTATCCGATGAATTAGGATACGCAATTGAGAGTGAGTTGATGAAATTGAAATCATTGTTTATAGATGTTACCACACGGCCGGCAGAAATTGTCACCGTGCCGGAAGTTAAACAGGTGGAGATTTCCGAAATATTTTCATATTTAAATAATCAAATTAAGTCAAAATAAGATGACAGAAGAAATCAAAAATCAATTAGATGAATTAAATTCAGCTATTGACAGCCGTATCGCAAAAGCGGAAGGCCAAGCAGTTGCATCAGCAACAGGTAAAGCGGATGAATTATTAAAATCCGAAATCAAAAACTTAGAAGCTAAGTTTTCAGAGGTTCACAGCCGTATTGATGCAGCAGAGGTTGCAGCAAAGAAAACAGCATCAGGAGCAAACGCACAATCATTCAAACAATCTTTGATTGATGGTATCACAAAGGGTGCATTAGATGGTTTAGTAAATGGCAACAGCCGTTCAGCTAAATTTGAGATCAAAGCAGGTGATATGACCGTGGCTAACAATTTCACAGGTGAGGTTATCCCAGCACAATACGTTCCGGGTATCAAGTACGATCCAACACGTCCTGTACACGTTCGTCAATTATTGGCACAAGGTTCAACAAATTCTGATGTTGTTCGTTATGTACGTGAAACAGCATATGACAACGGTGCAGCAGCAACGGCACAGGGTGCAACATTTACTGAATCAGATTTCGATTTGACAGCATTTGATGCAAACGTTCAGAAAATCGGTACATATTTCCGTATTTCTGAGGAAATGTTAGCAGATACCCCACAATTAACATCATATTTAGCAGCACGTGCGCCAGAGAAATTGTTAACGGTTGAAGATGCGCAATTGCTTTATGGTAACGGAACAGCACCGAACATTTCGGGTATTTCAACATCAGGTGCAACAGCGTTTGCAGCAGGTGCATTTGCAGATGCAATCACAGCAGCAAATCAGTTTGACGTTTTAACCGTAGCAATCAACCAATTAGCATTGGTGAACTACCGTCCTGATTACATCATGTTAAACCCAACAGATTTTGCAAAAATCTTATTGTTGAAATCAACAACAAATGAGTATTTGAAGGATCAGGTTTACGCAGGTTTACAACCACAATTCCAAGGGATTCCGGTTGTTCAAAACACAGCAATCACAGCAGGAACGTATATGGTTGGTAATTTCGCAATGGCTACTCAATTATGGGTACGTGAAAACCTTTCATTAGAGTTTTTCCGTGAGGATGGAACAAACGTTCGTGATGGTTTCGTAACCGTTCGTTTGGTTGAGCGTATTGCATTAACTAACTACGCACCATTAGCAATTGTTAAGGGTGTATTTGCAACGGACATCGCTGCAATCGGAGTTTAATTTTAATACAATTCCAAATTAAGAGAGGCCACCTAAATATTGGGTGGCTTTTCTTTTTATATTTGTTCAAAAAATAGCACAATTATGGGCAAAGTTTTAATGAAAAAAACGGTATTTGATAACAAATCAGGATACCATAAAGCCGGTGAAATTGTAACATTATCGGCCGATGTTGAAAGACATTATTTGGCAAATAATTTTGGAACAAAGGTTGAAGATCAGCCGGAAGTTATTGCACCAATTGTGGAGGCCGTAGAGGTTGAAACAAAAGAGGAAAAAATAGTTTACAAGACAAAGGGCAACAAAGCAAAAAAGGATGCGGCAGATCAAGATTAATGATGTAATTGGTGTTCCAATTATTTCACGTGCAGATGCAAAAAATTACATCCGTATTGATACAACGGCAGATGATACGTTGATTGATATGATGATTGAGGCAGCGCACACAGCGGCTGAAAATTATATGAGCCGGGATATTATCGCAAAGGAACGCACGTATTATTTGGATTATTCTGATTCAGGTTTTATTGATGTTCCATTTGGGCCGGTGGCATCTGTTGATGATGTAACCGTGAAAGGCATTGCCGTATCATTTACCGTTTACGGATTAGGTGATCCAATGGTGGAAATTACTCCATTAGGATCAAACATTAAAATTGATTTCACAACGGAGGGAATGAGTGATGGGCTATTGAAACAAGCATTGTTGATGATGGTTTCCACATATTATGATAATCGTACAGATTTCGTGACAGGAATGACCGTGAATGAAGTTCCAAGCGCATCCGCTAAATTATTGGATGGCATAAAATCTGTATTTATCTAATGGCAACAAGCAACAACGCATCAAT